TATTTCTGTTATTTATATTTCTATTGTTTAGACAATGAGTTAAGGAACTGTTCAAACACTCTTACCTTTGTTTCTTCCACGTTTTTTGTGGAAGCTTGTTGTACTTGTCTCTTCAAACCCTCAATTTCCCGTGCCTTCAAGAGACCATTGTCCCAAACCCATTCAACTCCTTCCATAATTCCCTGAACAAATGCGTCGGGAGCAGAAGGATCAGCAACAATATCAGCAGCAGTTGCAAGATAAAAATCGTCTTGCACTTCCATAATTCCATCTTTACCTTCTTTGAGACTTCCCATACCGCGCGTCGACACGCCAAGTGTCACACCGCTTTCAAGAAGATTTCTTGCAATGTTTCCCATCGGAGTTTCTAAAATCTGAGCTTTGCCGACAAAGTTATTGCCGTCTTGCTTTAGCTCAACAATTCTATGTGACACACGATCAAGATTAATTGTTGGTCCATCTGGGTGGCCAAGCTCACCGAGAGCTCTACCTGTTTGAATATATTGGTCTGTATAGCGCTTTACTTCTTTTTCAACAATAGGCATACGGTAAATTCTACCATTTCTATTGGCTTGTTCTGTTTGAATGAACGGACCTGTAATATAAAAACGCTTCTTTCCGTTTGTTTCTTCTACGAGATAATTAACACTCTCGTTAAGTTCGCACATTAGCTTCATACTCGTTCCTTTATGCTCCAGATAAGTTGGATTGCTTTGCAAACTCAAGAATACACTGGCCTGTCGTCGTAACAACAATATTACTTTGCAAGTTACCTCCAGGAAGCTCAACAGAAATACCACGACCAGCAAAATCCCAATCTCCAGTGTCGATGAGAGTTAATAGTGTGTTACTCTGTCGTGTAACAACTGTATTTCCTGTCCAAAACACAGACTTGATAGTTGCTGTCATGAGAGAAGTATTTTCTCCCGTGGAAGCAATATCGCTCATCTGAATTGTTGTGTTGGCCGTTGTAACAACAACAGCTCGCTGCCCTGGAATATTGACTGATACGTATGTGTTGGCCACGATTATGCTCCAGTATTATTTTGTTTTAATTTGTTCAAGAAACCACGATGGGAATACTTTTCGCTTTTTTTCATCATTTCATCAAGCACGGTTTCATCATTTACCATCATTGAAATCATAAAAGCTACTTTTGTTCCCTCATCAGTTTCTAACATTTCTTGTAAGGCTTGATTATCTTCTTCGGACAATTGATTGGCATAAAGCGAAATAAGATAATCTTTTATTTCTGCTTCATCTACTTTTTTTTTAGAAGCTTCAACAGCTGCAGCAGCAGCTTCTTTTGCTGCTTGATCAACTGTTTGCTGAATTTGTTTTTTTAACGATTGTTTGTCTTGATCACCCTTTTCCATCGCCTTCTTCATTGCCATTTTAGCTAGATGCTTTGCACGGGACTTTGGACCGTGCTGATCTGGTTTTGAAAGAGGTCCTTCAAAAGGAACATCTTTACTCTCTTTTGTGGAAGATGGCGCCGGAGTTGTGGGAATAATTAGTTTTTTTCTTGTACCAGGCTTGTAGTCAGGAAACATGTCTTCACCAGCATTTTGAAGCGTCTTCTTTCCAAATGCCATAAGACCTCTTCCAACAGCTCTCGCAGCTGGGCTAGCAACAACTTTACCAATGACACCCATCAAGCCTTCTTCTACACTGCCAGTTTCTTCTGCAACTTTTTTAGCAGTAGCTGTTGCAATTGCCATTTTTTTGGCCATTGGCATATTTGGGTTTTCACGCTCAATAGCTTTAGCAACCTCTTCACGTTTCTTCATTTCGGCCGCAGTAAGTTTTTTTTCTTCGAGGTTAGTTTCTTCATAAACCTCTTCATCAGAGCCAGGATTATATCCGTGCTCTATCTCTCTATCAAACATCTTAACGTTTTTAGCGTTAAAAACATCATCTCCGTTGCCATTAGCATCGGGAGTTTTTTGAACAGTGTGCTTGTCAACAAACTTTTTTTCGTCTGCTGACCTTGGTGTATATCCTTGCTTAAACTGTTTCAGTGTCTTCGCCATGTTCGTCTTCCGTCGTTTGTTCGTCTGATTGTTGTTCGTCAGATTCCTGACTTTCTTCTTCAGAGCCAAAATATTGTTGAGCTACGTATGCTTTAGCATTTTCGAGCTCACCTGCAATTTTATGATGGAGCAATTGATCGAACGTGTCCTTGAATGTTACAGGATTTTCTTCAATTGCATTAATCATTAAATCACTAATTGTTGGGGTTTCATTATCCATATTCACTCCTATTTATTACCCTCTTGACCTTGTGGCTGCTCTTCTTGAGGGGGATTATATAAAATGTTGGATCTTTCTGCCATTATTTCAGCATCAAGCTGCTCCATTTCTTCATCTGTTTGCTTTAAGATGTGAGAACGAATCCACTTATTGGAGTAATACATTCCAGCCGCTCCCTGAACCATTTGTAGCACACCCATTCTTTCCTTCATTATTTCATTTTCTTTTAGCTCAGCATAATAATTATCTTGCGAATATTGAAATTTAATCAAAGGGGAAATTTCACCCCAATCCTCACTTGTCATTACTTGCTTTAGAATTAGCTGACGCTCAAGCGTCTTAAAAAATAACTGGGAGAATTTGTTTCTAAATCGTAAGACTTGCTTATAGAATTTGACTTCGTCTCTTGTTATTTCAGCAGATCTTCCAATATTGAAAATGTTCTCTGTGTTCATTCTACTCGAAGGAACATTCAATGACTGGTAAAGCTTGTCTTGGAAGTATTTAACATCGGCCATTTCACCAAGGTTTTGGCCAGCTGGCAATGTTTGAATTTCAGTTCCGCGTGTTCCTTCTCTACGTGGAAACCAATAGTCTTCCAACATTGTCATAAACTTCCTATCGTCTTTAATTTCTCCAGTGGATGCATCATAGACGACTCTGTTTTTATGACGAACCATCATATCACGTAGATATTGTTCTGCCTTTGCCTTTGGTAAGTTGCCAACATCAATATAAAATATTCTACGCTCTGGAGCACGAGAAATTCTGTAAATTACAGTTGCATCTTCGAGTGCTCTTAATTGATTTAGTGGTTTAATTGCTTTGTGAAGATAGGAAAGAACGAGTGTGTTATTCTTATCCATCAAACCTGACGGAACAAAAATAATACTGTCTTTTGCGATCTTAAATCCGTTTGTTGTTCCTGATCCAGCGGATGTTGCTGATGCCTGTTTGTTGAATCCCTTGTCGTTGTAAACGTAGTATTCTTTTTCTGTCTTGACAAGAGAGGCCTGAGATTTGGGATCAACTTTTCTTTTTACTTCTCTCACTTTTCTAATCTTGCGTGGGTCAATGTATCTTAATTCTTGAATGCCGGCCGCAAGATTTTTTTCGTCAACAATAAGATGGTAGTTTAGTCTTCCATCAACGTACCATCTTCTAAAAATGTCGTAACCCTGACTATTGAAGTCGAGTAGCTCGAGAACAAGATCAAATTCCTGTTGAATTCGTTTCTTGATTGAGGGGGAAAGATTTGCTGCATCGAGGTCTAACTTGACAATAGGTTCGTCCCCATTATCAACAATTGCTTCATTAACAACTTCATCAACTGCTGCATCTATTTCTGGTGTTAGAGCCATTTCTCTATATCGAGAAATCAGCTCAGCCTCTGAACGTACGGAGCCATCAAGATCTACGTACGTGCCGTAAACACCACCAGCAGCAACAACAAGAGCTCCGTCCTCTTCTTGAGGCGGAGAAAAAGCGGGAAGTTTTTCTACTTCTTCTTCCCGCTTTCTTTTTATTTCAAACCCAAATAAATTCATAATATTATTCCTGAATAATTACTCAACTATTAGCTGCCACCAGCATCACCTGTGAGTCCACTTACTGTCCAGAAATCGTACTGGAAAGTAACTGAAAACTCTTCAATTGAGTCTGTTTGACCCCAATCAAGATCAATTGCGCTGACTGACTCTGGATATATTCCGTCAAACTTATATGTTCTCAACGGAAGTCCTGTCTTGGAAAATTGGGTTACTTCTGCAATTGATTTGTATTGAGAGGGGGCAGCAGAACCAAACGAACGAAGGTTTCCTTGGAAAGAGTTGATTTTATTTGTCCACTCTTCTAAGGCATTCTTAATAAGAAAGTCTTCATCATTGATTACTGTTACTGTCCACGCATCAAACGTTCTATCGCCGGCAAGCTTAATAACTCTACCATAATAAGGAACAGGAATTGTTCCAAGGTTTGATGAAGGGAGCTGGGCGGCCCTGACCAGGAACGGAATCTTTAACGCAGCAGATGAGTTTGCTGGGTTATTGAATGTCACCTGGAACAGGGAATTACGCGCACCTCCCAGTGTTAGCTGACTTCTGATTTCATTTACATTAAAAGCCATTTGTATTCTCCTTGTCTATGACTATTAATTAAAACTGTCCAACAACTTCACTAAACTCGACACCAGAACGCACAGCTACGAAGTTTAGTTGGATGAAGTTGATTGAGCGAGCTGGCTTAATGTAGATGTCACCGACAAACTCGTTACGATCAATTACCTCACCTGTGTTGTTTGTTTCATCACAGACAACTCTAAAGTCATAAATTCCACGACGGCCTTGTACATCACGGAGGAACGGCTCAACAAGGTTTCTAAATTGTGCTCTTGTAAAATCGTCGTTGAATTCGAACAGTGTGAACTTAGCAGCCGTTGCAATTGCCTTTTCAAGAACAATAAACAGACGACGTACGTTAATTCTATCAAATGCGCTTGGCTTGGAAAGCAATGTCTTGTCACCAAACAATAATGTTCCTTGACCTGGCTGCGTTACAACAGGGTTAACACCAGCTTTATATAGTTGGTCACGTTGAGCCTTGTTTGGATTGAAGGCAAGCTTGACAACATTTTTTAGAATACCGCGGTTGTAGCCAGCAGGAGAGAACCATGCGTCTCTTAGTTCGTCTGTTCTAACGCAAAGACCAGCAACGTCACCGTTGACAGGAGTGTAGCGATAAACATCGTTATACTTGTCATAGCGATACTTGTAACCAGAGTCCATTACAGCGTAAGATGTGCTGCTTAGTTGGTTTCTAAATTCAATGACGTTATCCATTTTGTCGTCATTGTAAAGAACATCAACTGTATCATTGGCTGCTGGGGATACGAATGCAACACAGTCTTTTCTTGATCCAACAACATTGTCAATAATATAGTTGGCAAGAGTTGCACTGTGAGTTCCTCCAAGAGCCTTACCTTGAAGAACTAAAGAAACATCAACATCTTCTGGGGACTTAAATTTGTCGTAACCAGCCGTAACAATTGCAACAGACGTGTTCGACTCGCTGGCACCATCATTTCCAAGAATGAATCTCTTTGTGTATGGTGTTTCGTTTGTTGAAGGTGTAAGCAGTGCTGCTGTGTTGGAGGTTGCGTTTGCTCTATCTGAAGCCCACCACATGTAATTGGAACGATTGTTGACCACGTCTTTGTAGTAGTTGTTTGTTCCATCATCAAGCTTTGCATCTTTTGCTCTTGAAACGTCTCTGAATACTTCAATAACTGTTCCAGGAACGCCTGTGATTTCCCCACCAGCATCTGCAACAACAATATGCAGCTCATCATTAACACTTGTATTACCTTTAGTTGTTTGATAGGCAGATTGTCCTGGAGCTGTGTCGACAACATCAAAATATTCCCAAAAGCGCTTAAACTGTCCGTTTGCACCAACACCTGCGTGGTCAGCATTTGCAGCTAGTGTAAAGTTGGCAGATTGGTTAAACTTGTCAGCAAACGAGATTGTGAATATTGATTGGTTGTTGGAACCTGTAGAACGGGTGCCAATTTCACTAATCTTCAAGTATTGTGAGCCTGTTGTTGTGTTACCAACTAGCAAATAATCTCCAACTGTTAGACCAGCAATAATGTTGTTGGCTACTGTTTCGCAGCTTGTAGCTTGAGTTGTGTTTGCTGAATCAGCTGGCCAAATAACAACGGTCGTTGTGTTTGATCCGACTGTAACAGTGAATGCTGTATTAGTTGTATCAAATTGAGCGTTTGGAGCTAGTGTGAAAACTTTTGAGTATGCGTTAGCGCTATCACAAACGGAAACTTTTAGTGAATTTCCAATAGACCCGGGATACTTGGCAACATACTCAACGTCGCTATCAAACGTCTTTGTTGCGTAGTCATCGAGATTCTTGACTGTTTGGCTATAAGGGTCTGTTACTGTTCCAGAATTAGCAAGAGCTGCATGAGCGCTAGCATCTGTGTTTGACGATGTTGTGTTAGCAACACGAACAACATACAGCTTATTTCCATAAGATAAAAAGTCAGCAGCTGTAAAGAAGGTCTCAGCATTTAAGGCTGTTGGGGTTCCAAAACGCTGAACAAGATCTTGTTCAGACGAAACAAGGACCATCTCATCAACTGGGCCCCATCTGAAAATTCCAGCAAGGGCTCCTTCCGTTGTTGCAACGGCAGGAATGACTGTTGTTAAGTCGATTTCCGATACGTTTACACCAGGGGAAACTTGGAATGGCATTTTTATATCTCCTGCAAAAAAAATTGTTTGGTTTGACTAAACCTATTTATAAAATATGGATTTAGTGGTATATTCGCGAATTATCAACCAAATCAAGTAGATCTTGATCTTTTACCAACCAAGAATCATCTTTTGTTGCAATAAAAACTTCTTTGTCTTCATCTTTGTACATGTCCTGTCCATCATCAACAATTGCAAACGGTAATACCATCTCATCAATTTTCTGAACATTTTCCTTATTTAATGTTTCACGTAAGTCAACATTCACCATATCCTTGAAGTAATTTTGGTTACTTAACCACCCAAATAAAACAAGCCCCATCACTAAATCATCATTACCTTCTTCAGCTTCATACGTGCCGTTTGGTTGAGCTGTAAATCTAACAAGTTCTTGAATTGTGTCAAGATCTTGGATAATTAGCTTGTTAGATTCTATCAATGTTTTAAGATTACTGCAACCCAACCTTTTGACAAGCTTGGTTGTCTTGATACCTAAAAACGAATGACCTCTGAAACCAGCAGATATAATAGGTCCATGATCAGCAGTTGGTGTTGTAAAAAACATATTTTCATACTCAAGATCGTTATAAAGTATGTCAGCAACTTGCTGACCAACATCATTCGATTCGACTAAGATCATAGCATTATTGAAGTATTTCGCGGCTGATAGTATGACGTTTGGATACAGATATGACGATATTGTATTGTTTCTATACTTGGCTACTTGCTTGTATGGCAATTCGGTGACATCTATTACTTGGAATGCTGAATAGTCATTACTTGTGCCTCTTGACGTATCAACAATAATAATATATAATCTACCCTGTGAGGGGGAATGATATATGCTAGTGTCGGTACTTTCATTAATTGGATTGCTATAAACCATTCTTCTCAAAATAGATGGGTCAATTAATGTGTTAGTACTACCTAGGAACTCACATTCATATTCCTGTCTAAATTGAAATTCACTTGTGTTCCTTATTGTTTCTTCTTTCCACTTATCATCTCTACCAGGAACCTGACTCCAGTGAATGTCAATTCTTTTGTAGTTATTTCTTTGTTGTTCACTTTCAACCCACAGCTTGTAAAACAAATTCATGCCGTTAGGTGTTGATGTTATTAATACTTTAGTAGTTTGACCAGAAGAAATTGTTGGATACACAGAAGCAAAAAATGATTCTTGGATGTTATTTGGTACAAACGCAAACTCATCAAGATAGATTAAATTTTGTGATGTACCACGAATATTACCACCAGCTGTTGCGGCTGCAAGAATTTTTGATCCATTTTCAAGCTCAATATTACCTTTATTCCATTCAATAACGCCTTGCTGAAGCCATTTTGGTAAGTGTTCATACGCAAGCTGTATTCTACCAAGAATCTCTCTTGCTTGGTCTCCTTTGTTAGCAAGTATGGCAATGCTGTAACTTTCAGTAAAAAGAACATACCATAGAAGAAGGGCAGCAACGGTGACTGACTTACCAACCTGTCGAGGCATTTTGCAAATAACAAAACGCTCTCTTACAGCAAGATTAATCATGTCCTCTTGATAATCACGAAGAGTAAACGGAACTAATCCTTCATCAACGTTTACAATTTTGACATAATTTTTTGTAAAATAAACTGGATCACGAGCACATTTAATATATTCCTGTACTTGCTCGGGAGTAAAACTTAACGCAATGCCAGTTTTTTTAAGATTTTTGTTGCCTAGATAAGAACTATTTTTTGTCATTAAGATTCTTTAGCATTTTTTGTAGTTCTGTTGTACTGCCTACAAACAGATTATTGGTCACTTTTTGATTTTGGGGAGCATCTTCTTTTTGAATGTCTTTTTTTGTTTTTGCTATCTGAAGAAGATCTTTGTTTGCTTCCGACACAGTTTTGATTAGTGTTGCAACAACTTCATAACTTCTTGGATGTTGAGATGAGCTAGCAACATTGAGGAGGTTACTTAATGCTTCTTGACCTTTATCAATTGCATTAATAATGTTGCAGCGAGCGTAGTGGTAATCGTCATCTACGCGTGTGTCGACTTCGGGTGTTGGTTCCGGCGGAAGCACTTCAAGAGGAGCAAGATCCAAAGCCTCTGCTATTGGATCAAGTTTTTGTGATGACGTATCCCCAGCTTGAGTTTGCTGCGATTGTGTCTCTGTCGACTGTGGCTGCTGCGTTTGTTGTTGCTGATCCGTTTGCATATTGACCTGGTGTTATATTAATCATTAAATCAAGTTCGGACGTTTCTGTATTACCAAATTCACCGTCAGTTGGAGTAGCAAAGAAGTTTGTATTGGCCAAAGTAATAACTTTGGATTGTTTAATTGGTCCGTAGACATAACCCTTCATTACAAAACCTAAAGTCCACGTCAAACTTCTACGCGTATCAAACTGCCCTTCATATGTATCCTCTACGTTAACTGTTTGCAACACAAGAGGAATATCCATTGCCACACCCATATCTGGCATAATGTTAACTGTCGAAGTCCAGTCTGGCGTGAAGAACGGTAATATTTGTTCTAATATTTGTGTACCATCCTCAGCATTTTTAACCATAACGTACAAGTTAAACATAAAGTCATATGGTACAGGAACATACTGCCTCTTCAGTTCGTTGGGAGCAGCTGTGTTGACTTTGACGTTTCTTTGAACTGTATTCAGCTTTCGTGAGCTAGCATAATACATCCCTGTCATTTCAAATGCCATTCTCGGCAAAGTAATAGCAACTGGTCGATTGAGGTTTGGATCAGAATTGATCCTCGCCAACATCTTTTCCTTGGGAGCGTATGTAATTGGAATCTTCAAAGTTTGAATTGGCTGCCCACTGCTATCTTTACGATTAATGTAAACGTCATTAAACAGTGTACCAAATAGTACAACATATTTTCTTATCAAATCGTAATCGAAGATATGACCGAACATTAGAATGTACCGTTTTCGCTAAATGGATCTTTTTCTGAGAAATCAAGAATCAGATCACCTTGTGTTTGTAGGTAGTCATTTTCAGCATTAACATCTTGCGTTTGAAGATTAAAGTATTCTTGCATTAATACAAAGCCACTTTCATCAGTCAAGTAAATTTTTTCATTTACTATGTTGCTATTAATAAGCAACCCAGCAACATCAAGACCAATACTATACTTGGCATATATCTCGTCAATTTCCTTAATTCCTGTACTGAACAACTCATTTGAGTATTCAAATAGCTCACACTTGAGATCATACATTTGTAAAGCACCCATCTGATAGAATACTGGCTCATGCTCTACAAACTTAATTTGAAATACTTTTCTGTTTAGAGGAAAATAAATTATATCGCCTTCTCTAGGTCTCACTAATGATTGACTGGCGCCAACTTCAGTTTCAAATACACGACGAGCAATTGTAAGAGTCATCTCATCTCTAATCTCGAGATTAAACTTACTTAAGAAGTCACCCTGACCCTCAAATCCTTCAACATTTCTAACATACATCTCAACCATGTATGCTGACTTAAATTCCTGAATTGGGGATTCACCATAAAGCGTATCGGTATTGACTAACGTTCTTGGCATATACCAAACATCATGACCATAAATCCTAATTGACTCAATAACAAGATTTTCAATTAATAACTGCTCTTGAGAAGCACCAAAGTTATTAAAGTATACAGATGTAGCCATTGTTATCCAATCATATCCATAACTGGCATCGAGTAGCTGGAAATCATTTCTTTTTCAAGCTTTTCGATTTCTTGTTGAGCATCGTTATAGATTTTTTCACCATTAAACTGAACACCACCAGGAAGAACCATTCCCGAGAATTTTGTTAGGTTAGATCCCCATTGACGCTTAATTAGCTGTGTAGCAAAGTTTTGTAGCCACCGATCGCCCCATGCGTCTGTAAACACATCAGGATCAATAACTTCATAAGCTTCAACGAGCAAAAACGATCCCATTGTGATTTTATTCCAGTCGGCATCAAGATACAGTTTGTTTGTGTGTCTATTGTAGTGAAATGGCTGCTTACCTACTAGCATATCTGTTATCAAACCAAGATGTTGCATTGTCATGTAGTAAGGAATCATCGAAACAGATGTTAGTGTGTAGAGATCATTCAACGCTATTTGATAGCGAATATTGAATAGGTCATCAGAAGAGACAGCAGGATCGCCATAAGGAAATACATGAACGGCTCCCATAATATTTTCTGGAAGAGTGATGTATCCACCATTGTAAGCTTTCAGATTACCACCGGACCCTGTTGCTGTGTTGATTGTTACTGTAGGAGCCGGATAATAATTGCTACCATATGCAGTAACTGTTACACTTTGAATAGTACCGTTTGCATAGGTGGATAAGGTAGCAGTTGCACCGGTTCCGTTTCCTGTAATCGTCAAGGTGTCTGTGTTGCTATATCCTGTTCCACCAGCAACTACTTGAATTTCAGAAACAACACCCGCTTTGTTTGCTTCAGTAACTTTATGGCGATAATATATTTTTTCACTACCATCAAAGTGATAATCATAATAATACTTTAAAGCTTCATCGATGCGATCCTCAATTTGATCATCATCGACGTTAATTTCTATGACAGGATAACCTAACTTACGAAGACAATATTCACGAAATTGGGTTCTTGATGCTGGGACAGCCATGTTTTTCTCCCGTTTTTGTATATTTAGGCAAAAATGTACTTATACTATCCTACATTAGCCATTGCAAAAGAACCAAACCAATTATATCCCCCATCCACTGTAAAAAATGTTAAAATATCTGTAGAATTAGCTTGTGTAGAAAGTACCGGAACAGCAGCGTCTGTATACTTAGAATTTGCAAATGTTACAAATCGTGTTCCTACACTATCTTGCCTTAAAATAACAGTTACTGTTTTAGATACTCCGCTTGAAGGAGCACCAACCAAACTCAGTGTTAAATTGTTTGCTCCCAATGTCACATCAAATATACTTGTCAAGGAAGTGTTAACACTATAGTTTGCCGTTATTGTTCCAACAGTTGTTACCTTTTCTGTATATGAACGCATCTCCACAATTTCTACATTATTGATAGTAACAGTACTATTCGAAAAAGAAATTGCGTTTGTTGTATTGGCATTTCCATTATCATTATACAGAAGATTACCATAACTGTTGTTAATTATGGAATTCCAAGAAACACCATCCCAACGCCAATATCTGCCGTTGACAGTGTATACATCATTATTAGCTGGATTTAAAGGAAAGGAAATTTCTGCCATTTACATTTTTGATTTTAAACAGATTATTGTTTATTTATGATCTGTTTTACAGCATCTATGACAATTTGAGGATCAACGAAAGCATCCTTTTTAAAATCACACTGTTCCCACCACCAAAACTGTTTTTCCCGCAAATACTTACGGTCCCTCAACAAGTTAATGTTTTCTGGATGACCAAAAATATTAGGGTCAGATTGACCCCAAAGCACAACACCCCGTTTACCCAAGTCCCAACAAAAATGTTGAAAAAAGCTGTCAACAGCTATCCACGTCTGGCATTCATTAACTATCTCTGTCAGTCTTGTCAATGATACGTTTTGGTAGAATGTTTTAACAAGCTGTTTTTCGCCGGCTACACCAACTTGTACAATTGGCATATCAAGACCATCAATTACTTCTTGCCAGTAAGGATAATCTTTTGGATGAGGCTGATCATTCCTCATTTTCTTAGCCCACGGAGCAATTACAATCATTTTTTTCTCACATACATTTTTCTAAATGCCTCTTCTAATGATCCCTTCCAACCCCATTGATCCATTTTACCATAAATGTTATATTGGCTGATATCTCCTAAAAGCTGGTGAGCTTCAGCAATGCTTTTCCCTGGTATAATTTCTGGATAGCAAGTAAACACCAAAGGATTGTTGATATCCGGTAGTACGTGCTTGAACACAATGTGATCACCCATTCCGCAATCTAACACAACAATTGTTTTGTCCTTGAGTTGAAATATCCTCTCATCGTGCTCAAACATTTCTAGCTGACCATCGCGAATTCCTCCTTGAGGATTTCGCAAGTGCCAAGTAACACAATCCGTCACAAATACCTTATAACCAATTTTCTTTAATCCATATGTAAAAAGAGTCTCTTCTCTGTGGGCAACTCTTGTCAGAGAAAGATCATAGTCTACAATTCCTGCTCTATACAAAAACGAACAATGGAGATGATCTACTTCTTGAGTTTTTACAATTGGACCCCACTGGATATTTGGTTCATTGTTTATATTTTCAATCTTACCAGTAGCTTGAATCGGTACAGTATGATTAGGAGGAGTAAGGATAGAACCACCAACTGCTCCAGCGTCTTCACGGATAGCAACATTATACAATTTTTCCAACGTATCTGGTTCAGCTACAGTGTCGTCATCTAGTCTCCAAACCCACTTATAGCCCATTGTGTTGGCTTTTTGATGATTATAGTGTTGTCCTTTTCGCTCGCCAAAGATAACACTCCATTGTATTCCTTTAGACGATAACATCTGGAAAAGATAAACATAATGCTGCTTATTTCTTAAATCTTCGGGAGAATCATTATCATCAAATATTACAAGAGCATCAGGCTTTAATGTTTGATTAATAACTGACAATATTGCAAGTGGTAGAGTAGTATCATAACGCCCACGTGTTGAAATTGAACATAGTATATTATTTGCCATCCCTATCCCATCTGCACACCATTAAGTTAATGATACTTTCGTTTGGCTCATCCAAGAGTGTGCCTGGTTCATCAATATACTTAAATTGAAACCCAGGAAACAATGATTCTTCCAGATTGTGTATAAGGTGATGAGGACCCCAAAAACCAGGAGGTTCTTTTCTTGGTACAGTTATTAGTAATCGTTTGCAGTGCTTTTTCAGTCTTTCAACAACCTCAAGACCGTTTGCTAGATGTTCAATAACTTCGAAAGCAATGATTGTATCATATTGATCCAATTCAAACTTATTAATATCAGCATTAACAAATTTGAAGTTTGGACCCCATCCTTGCTCTTTTGCACATTCGATAATTATCTTGTCATAATCTACGCCAGTGTAATCTGAGTCAGGAGGCAGGTATTGAGTACCATAGCCTGAGGAACAACCAATCTCAAGAATTTTTTTACCATGCAAATTTTCAGCAGCCCATGCATATCTTGTGTTCTCTCGGGGAAACTGTGGCATCACAGGATCACCCTTAAGGAATACAGCACGCTCATAGTAATTGCTAATACGCCACCTATACCAATCTCTGTTATATTTTTTTGCCAGCTTTAATGAGTTGCGAAAGAATATATCATCCCATCCTTGCACAAGAGTTTTATCATGCATTGTTCCTTCACCCTTGTGATATATAGGAAAACTTCCGACAAATAAATTGGCAGCAGGCTCCCATCTTTTTTCAACAGCTTCACAAATTGTAAAACCTTTCTTTTCAGCCTCAATGCAAAACTCTGTATCCTCCCCACCACCAACTCCATATTCTTCGTTCAATAAGCCAACAGCATCAAAAGCCTCTTTACTAATCATTACACAAAAGAATACTGCAAAGTCTCTACCAGCAGGTTCTGATATGCCTTTAATCACACACGACACACCACAGTTAGGATCACGCTCAAAGCAACCGTTCAATTGATTGAGCCATTTGTTGCGTTCTTGATCAATAAGAACAACGTCGTTGTTTAGCAATACAATCTTGTTACATGTTGCCATCTTAATGCCAAGATTGGTGGCTTTTGAATATCCTAGTGGTGTTGATTCAAATAAAAATTTAAAATTGTGAGGAAGATTTCGTGCTATAAAGTACGACTCAACATATTTGAGATATTGGTATGTTTCGTCATAACAACCATTTGCAACAACGATAAGCTCAATAATACCTAGATCAGTATATTTTAAAATTGATTCAACACACGGCTTGAGAAGATCGTCACAGTGGTTATAAGTTGGAATTACAATGGAATATTTCATAATGTTATCTTTCTGTCACAGACGTATTATTTAGTCGAGTATATTTTGTTTAATTAGTTTAAGTATGTGTTTTTTATACATCGAGCGTTGAAACACCTGATAATACCTCTCAAGCTTTGAATAAACAAAACTTAATGATGTATCATCCTTTAATGGACAAGGATTAATGTAGCTTTTAATATTACTTATACTATTAAAAATCTCTCTTATTTCTGCATTAAATAAAAACTTTACAAATTTTATTTTCTTATAGGTATGAAACTTCACATAATATAAAGCATCCCCACTATTTAACTCTAAGAAACAATCTGGCTTGTTTATTAAAAAAGCAAAGTCTAAACTTCGAAACCATTTACCTACGTCGAAGCTGCCCTCTATAACAGATATATTTTTATTAAAAGCAGTTTGCGAATAATTAGCATGACGTTGTTCTAGTATTAACTCTGGCTCTTCAGTGAAAAACACATACCGACACAACGATAATGATAAAAGTCCTGCTTTGCTGTTTCTTACTAACACAAGATTATCAAATAACTCCTGGCTGCCATGGTTGGTGTTAAAATTATTCTTACCGTCCCAAGATATACTATAAGGTATAGGAGACCTGATTCTAAAAACGTTTTTTAAGTGGTCCGTTACTGCTGGGCAATATTTAACAGAAGTTGATGAAAAAGATTGATCCTCACATGTGGGTGATAATAGCATTTTATTAAAATCATGGAAGGCTGGATCAGGTTCAAAGCACTGGAAGGGATAATTAACGCTCGTCCAGTATACTGTAACAACGTCATTTCTTTTCATAATAAAAAAATTAATTAAATTCTATCCACCCAGTCATTACATATTTTTCATTCGAAAGGGGAGGATTACCTCTATGTGTCCACGGAAAATTAGGAGGAAATATTAATAGTCTTCCCTTTTTTGAAGATATTCTTTTGGATAGGTATAAAAATTCAGTCTCTCCACCTTCCTCTACATCATTTAAATAAAGAATGTAGACTCCTATTCTTCTACTCATGTCAATATGACAATCTTCACAGTGCCATATGTGGTAACCGCCTGTAGGTACAGTTTTTTGTATTTTATAAGCGTATATAGTATGCCGATCATATAGTTTTAAAGTGCTATAATTATCCATATATTCTTGATAGCACTTATTCCAAAACACATCATTAAATTCCCCTATAAATCCTTGTACGTGAGGAAATTGAAAATTTATCTCCTCCATGGCACAAGGATTTAAGTTGGTAGATACATCTTTTTTTGTTGACTCTTCTTCATGTCTTTTGTATGTTCTGTTATTTTTTTGGCACCACTCAAAATAAGTAATTAAATTATCACAAAACTCATTGGAAAAACAATCATCATATACACCTATAAAATTATCATAAGAACTTTTCATTATAACTCCACATTTTTATTTAAATGATGGCCCACATGCCCATACCACTAGCGTTTTTCTTAATCCATGCGTGACTGGCGTCACCCTGTGTAGTGTATAGCTTGGAAATGCAACAATTAAACCTTTTTGTTTATCAACAAGGCCCGGTTGAGGATTACTATATATTTCTATATCTCCTCCAACATAATCAGACGGGTCACTCAGTTGTAGTATCAACGAAAATTTTCTCGGGGAATTTGATCCACCCATGACCCCGCTATCCTGATGCCACGTATAGTGATCATTTTTTTTTCCATCATATACGGTGTACTGCATGTGCTCGTTAAAACCATACAGATCGAATTTATAAAACTGGCCGTTTAATAATCTTGCCACCCAAGCCATTCTATCATAAAGCCACTGGGTAGTGGGAGTCAATTCTACCCACGACACGGACGAACTTCTTATTTCTTCTTGACTTTTGCCGTCGCCGAGCACTCCAACTTCCTGCTCTAATAAATCTAATTGGCCGGTTAATAGTTTAATTTCTTCATCATTAAAAGCGTTAGCGTATGTAACAAAAGGATGTTCAGATACACCGAATGACGGGCTTGGTGCAAAAATATAATTTGACATAATCAATACCTTTTTAGTTTATTGCCTATTCCACGTTATTGTAATTTGCCCATTTGCTGAGCCTGTACCCACTGTAGCTGAATATGGATTTCTGTACAACACTTTTGTTGTTTGATTAGAAGGCGAAGCAGCGCTGCCTGGATTACCCGCATTACCTGGATTTCCTGCTGATCCTGTCCAATTTGCTGGAGCATTGCCTCCAGAAGTAGCTCCGGTACCCGGGTTTCCTGCAGCACCTGAATTTCCTGCAGCGCCTGCTTTGCTTGGCCAGTTAGCAGCAGCGGCGGATCCTGCTCCTCCAGAGGTGGCCCCTGAACCCGGGTTTCCTGCACTTCCTGGATTACCAGCATTGCCAGATCCACCAGCAGGGGTTGAATTCCAAGAGTTAGAGGCAGCTCCACCAGCACCACCTGTTCCGCTAGCATTACCACCGGATTGACCAGCTAATGCAGGACCAGTCGGATTGCCTTGATTATAACCTGGAGACAGATAGTTTTGAGCAGTTGTATGGAATCCAAGTGGAGCTGCTGCAGAATAAGGAGGGCTTGGAGCGTATGGATCGTTAGACCAATTGATGTCATTGGAGCCTCCTGCTCCTCCTCCGCCACCACCAGCCCCTCCAGCGTTACCAGCATTACCTGGGTTACCAGCATTGCCAGCATTGCCTCCTGCTCCACCGGGCCCAGCTGCACCGTTGTTTCCTGGATTACCTGCTGAACCAGCATTACCAGGATTACCTGCAGAGCCAGCGTTGCCTCCTGGCCCTGCCGCCCCTGCTGTACCTGCAGTACCTGCAGTACCTCCAGCACCACCTGTAAAATTTATACTAAAGATAGAAGAAGCATTGCCAGGGGTGCCACCATTACCTGCTGATCCTGCTGTACCAGGATTACCTGACGCACCTGTAGTTCCAGCGGCGCCTGTCTTACTTGGCCAATTGGCGGGAGCATTACCACCAGAGGTTGCGCCTGTACCAGCACTACCTGCTGCTCCTGGATTACCTGCACTACCAGCAGAGCCTGCACTACCTGGGTTGCCTGCATTACCACCGCTACCTCCCTGCCCGCCGGATCCTCCCTTTGTACCCATTAAGTTAGCTGATACAAACATCGCATCATAATCTACGAATGCATATACATCTGCCCAGCCACCGCGCCCACCAGCCCCTCCCGATCCACCTCCACCGCTGCCAGCGTTTCCTGGACCCCCTGGTTGGTGGCCACCCCGGATTGTTGTGCCCCAGTATGTGAACGAATCCGCTATTCTATTTCCACCGGAATAAAATCCACTGCCTCCGGCACCGCCTCCACCACCGCTACCGGCATTTCCTCCAGCACCGTTGTTGCCGGGATTGCCAGCATTGCCTGTTGAACCGGCGTTACCCGGGTTACCTGCACTGCCTGCGTTACCACCAGGTCCTGCTGCACCGTTGTTTCCTGGATTGCCAGCTGAACCAGCATTACCAGGATTACCTGCAGTACCAGGATTACCTGCATTGCCATCCCCGCCTTTTCCCGTCACAGCAACAGTATTAACTCCAAACGGTAGAGTAACATTGCCTGTTGTGTTGACAACAACAGAACCTCCTGCCACTATACTTTTACGGCGCAGTAATTGGGAACCAAGAAGCATGTTAAGAGTCTCTAAGTGTTAGCAGTTTCAGTGTTTGCTGGTGGAGCTGGTGGAGCCTCAAAGCTGTATAATGATACTAAATCTGTGTTTTGTATATTATTAAGACCCTTAATAAACTTAGGTACACGGTTTGGATTATCTTCCAAATCATATATTTCCGTATACGCTATAAATGGAAATGCTAAATCATCAAGATCTGGACCCCAGGTCTTCAGAGATTCAAAAAGCTGAGCGTGCTGGGCGGGTTCACCATAATGAAGATGCTTAAATTTGAATGCATTTTCATCTAACCCACGCAAATGCATTAAAGCATTGTAGCAATCGCCATTGTCAACGCAAAGACCTGTATAAAGATAGAATTCTTCATTTCTTCTATGTGCCATTTTTTTATCTCTCCTTTCCTAACTAATGTTGGCCATGGCAAATGAGCCAAACCAGTTTATTAAGAAGCCCAAGGTAGTGGAGGTGTCACTACCGTAGGATTAATCTTTTCGTTATGATTTTTTGTCATAGCGCTTTCTACTTGCTTTTTACTGACACCATTCTCCCAACACCAACTAATTACTTGTTGTTCTGTTAGCTGGTTGTAGGGTGTAAATGGATCACTTGGTTCAACTAAATTACACGTACCATAAGAAGAATAAACATCTCCATCAATGTCACCGTTGCATCGCCAAAATACTTGGATGACAACGTTAGAATAGTTGCCAACAGTAGGAGCTTGTAACACCCCTTCAACGCTCCACGTAAATTGTGCTGCCATTTTTATTCTCCTTTGTTATTACGCAACGTTCGCCATTGCAAACGAGCCGTACCAATTTGCCCCACCATCAACTGTAAAGAATGCTAATACATCCTCTGCGTTTGCTCCAGTAGACAACACAGGTGCAACCCCGTCCGTATATTTAGAATTAGCAAACGTTGCAAAACGTGTGCCAGTTCCATCTTGTTTTACAACAACTGTTACTGGTCTTGACACGTTGCTTGAAGGTGGGTTTGTAAATGTCAATGTTAAGTTATTAGCCCCCAACGTCAATGTGAAGATGTTTGATAGCGACGTATCTAGGTTTGCATTAGCAGTAAGAGTACCGAGTGCGGTGATGGTTGTACCCATTGCACCGTTAATTTCTAGGATTGATGACGGAGATGCTCTACCAATACCGACGTATCCGGTATTGGAAATTCTCATTCGCTCCGACGTATTAGACTCATCGTAGAAATAAAATCCTCCATTATTATAGTCGTAGCTTATTCTCCACTTATCATATACAGTGCCCCCAGATCTATACTGCCACATAGCACTTGTATCATTATACGAAGTGAACCAACTAATAGGTGTTTTGTTTCCGCCACCGTTTGTAACTACTAAATCATAGGCTGGTGTTACAAAATTGTAACCACCTATCATTGTTTTGCCAGAATCGTTTTTGATGGAACCGCTAGTAAGTGATCCTGAGAAAGGATACACATACACATCATCTGATAATCCACCCAAACTAACACTTGTACCTGAATATCCGCTCGTACCCGAATATCCGCTTGTACCACTAAAGCCAGAATAGCCAGAAACACCAACACCACTGAATCCAGAATAACCAGAGATGCCACTAAAACCGGAAAAACCAGAAACACCGCTAAATCCTGAATAACCGGAATCCCCATTAACACCTATTACGCCGTTTTGGCCAGAAAAACCAGAGAATCCACTAACTCCAGAGTATCCTGAAGATCCTACAGCTCTTGAAAGATTGCTAATTGAAAGTGTCATTTATATCCTACTAATTTTAGTTATGCTATTCCGAAGTTTGTTTCAACCCACGATCCTGTTTCTTCATTCCATCTATACCGTTTACCATCGTCCGGCATTGGCACTGGGGCCTGCCAGTCACATGTTTCTGTATTTAGGTTCCACGAGGGGAACGGTTTTGGTGTTATAAAAGCATCTAGCGTCTCATTATACGTATAACCAATTCCAGCATAACGTTTGCGAAAGTTGCCGTTGTAACTTGTTTGAACCCAATTACCACCTAACAATTTCTCACAAAAGGCTTTACCAATGTGCTCTTTTTCTTCGCCATTGGCATCTGCTGTGTCTTTGTTAGCAACTACAATTACTTGCAAAACCACGTTGTTTTCATCCAATTGAGCAAAATGTGCCATAATTATTCCTTTATATGCAATCCTGTTAATCTTTGTTCATTTCCAAGTAAACCAACCGGAAACGTATTAAAAGCAAGACTAATTCTCTCATCTTGCTGAACCGTTTCAACCATGTGAGTGAGGCTTGAAGGAAACAAATACAATACTCCAGTTTCCGCTTCCAACCACCAAGACTCAGAATTGTAAACGTTCCAATTCTCGGTATATAATCTTATTTGTTGATGATTATCATTATAGAAAAAAATCTTATCTTTTTCTTTTAAAGCTTTTATATACAACACACCACTAACCAGTGAGTTGGGGTGATTATGCTTGTGATGAAACTCACCTGGCTTTGTGTAGTTAAACCACGATTGAGTCACACGAATATTTGTTTTTTCTTTTGGTGCAAATACTGTTTCTACATATTGTTTGAGACATTGATCAATAAATGTCTTAACGCTCTTCATTGTTTTATCTTCAAGAACATAACTGTTGTTGCTTGTTGTGTTACCCATGTTTTTGTATTTTGGCTGCTTTGCTATAAAATCAAGTTCTTTTTTTGTAAACTCTCTATCAATAGAAAAATGCAAAACTGGTGTTGGAAATAAATTATGTATTTTCATTTAGAGCGTCCTCAAGTTGTTTTACATGATCATTAATTTGTTGCTCTTGTTCTGGAAGATAGATTGTATCAATAGAATCTTCAAAAGCCTTTATCTTTTCAATTGTTGCAAAAACTTCTTCCACGGTTGGGCAAGGTCTTGGATCTTCCCATCGAGTGAATCCAACACCACCAGTAAATTCCCACTTTGCTCCTGGACGAAGAAAATGCATTGCAGTGTCAATACCAACCATTTGATAAATTTTATCCTTCGTATCCATCATTATCTCCCAGTAACATTAATTATCTAGAAACCTTGTGCATCAGTAGTTCACTTTGAGGATGACGATGCCGGAGCCGCCAGCGGCACCGTTGCCAAGCGTCTGTGGAGATGAAACAAATCCACCTCCGCCCCCGCCACCGCCAGTGTTAACCGTTCCAGCCGCTCCTGCTGCACCACCGCTGCCACCACCCGCGCCGCCACCACCAGAACCGCCCGATCCGCCAGTTTTGTTGGTCATGCGGTCGTCAGAACCGCCGCCGCCACCGCCGGCGTAAGTTATTGAGGTTCCCGAAATCGAAGACGCAGTGCCAGCGCCGCCACTACCGCCGGGACCGCTTGACGTAGCCGTTCCACCAGTGGCGCTTGCGCCACCTCCGCCACCTCCGCAGGCATAACTGCCGCTCAAAATGTACGCGGTGCCGCCGTTGCTGCCTTGGGATGGCGACGTGCTTGGCGTGTCGCCACTACCGCCTGTTCCGTTCGTGCTTGATGGATCACCGCCAGCACCGCCACCACCAGAGCCGCCATTGCCTCCGTTGTTCGTTCCCGTCGCCGCTGGATTTGAATACGAGCCACCACCGCCGCCGCCCGTAGATGTAATGGTCGAAAATACTGAATCACTGCCAGCCGACGCCCGCGCAGCCGTCGTAGCAGCATTGCCACCGCCGCCAACGGTAACGGTGTAATCAGTTCCAGCGGTGACAGATAAACCTGTTCCGGTTCTAAAACCTCCAGCACCACCGCCGCCACCAAATTTGCCACCCCC